GGTCACAGATCGGAAATGGTCTACAAGTTTGCGCGTGAGCGCAAGCGCAGACGGATCTATGCATGCATTGGTCGAGCCAACTCCGATCCAAAAGCTCCCCGGATGATTTGGCCCAAAACGGCCAGCCGGACGAAGAACAGTGGCGACAAGCCCTACATCATTGGCGTCGATACGGCCAAGGACGACATCTCGTCTCGGCTGGCCATCGTGCCAAATGAGCATGAGCCGACACCGCGCGCGATCCACTTCCCGGCAATCGGACTTAGCGCTGATTACTTTTCGCAGCTGACATCGGAGCATGCGGTCACCAAGACCGAAGGCGGCCGCACGACGCGGAAATGGGAACCCAAGACTGCAGGCGCACGCAACGAGGCGTGGGACTGCCTAGTCTATGCACTGGCGGCACGTATGTCTCTTCCAACCAAACTTGACAAACCGCCGCGCCAACGTCCGGAGCGCAATGCGAAGCTAGAACCGGCAAACGATAACACGGCGCTGTCTGACTTACGTATTGAGCCCGTTGCGGAAGAAAAACCAAGAGACCGCCCTGCGAGGCGCAAGCGAGAGCGGTGGGGGGCTTATCGATGAATGACAAGCCCAGAGTGCGTGTTAAGGCCATTGGCGAGAACGTGAAGGCACCCACTGCCAAGCGGACGCGAGCGCAGTACCTCCGAGATGGAGGAACTGGCATCCTGGCAATGCGCCGTGCCGTTACACGCGATGGTGCAGACGAGGTTCGCCAGTCTGCCGAGCGTGCATCAGCGCTGGCGTGGAGTTTCATCCGTAACAGCGGATGGATCGCGGGCGCGGTCGATCAAATCATCACTGACACAATCGGTGACGAGTTGAAGCTGAGCGCCAGGCCGATGCTTTCGGCGCTCGGTTATGATGATCAGGAGCGCCGCGATTGGATCAGTCTTGTTGAGACCGCTTGGCACATGCATGTATGGAGCCCTCGCGAGTACAGCTTGAACGGCACGTCTACGCTGCCAGAGCACCTTGATGGTATCATGCGCTACTACCTCGCCAGCGGCGAGGGATTGGGCGTCATTGATTTCATGCCAGTAAGGCAGCGCCGCAAATGGGGCTTGCTGACGGGTACCAAAGTCTCGCTGATTGCCCCGCATCGGCTGAAGCGAGAGACCAGCGAGATCGTCGGGCTGGATCAAGGCATCTTTCTTGATCCGGATACCAAGCGACCGATGTCTTATCGGATGATAGGGCGCAAGAACGGTGCCGACTACGATTTCGATGTGCCTGCGATGTCGGGAAGCCTGTCTAAGGTCGTCCATGTGATGGATCGCGGTGCCGAGCCGGATAGCGTTCGAGGCATTTCAGTCTTGGCACCGATTCTGAAAGTAGCTGCTCAGTACGACCAGCTCGCAGATGCTACGCTGACGACGGCCCTGTTGCAGACAGCGTTTGCTGCGACGATTAAATCGCCTGAGCCAAGTGAGGGTGCCTTTGAGGCAATCCGAACGCTTGAGGAAGACGATCCGGATCTTGCCGCCGACCTTCTGGATGTCTGGGGCAATCGCATCGATGCACTGAAGGAAAAAGGCGTCTCGATGGACGAGCACGGCCGGATCAATCATCTCGGCCCCGGTGAAACCTTCGAAATGCATACGGCTGCAACACCTGGAAGCCAGTACCTGCCATTCTCGCAAAACCTTCAACGCGAGATGGCGAGGCGGTTAGGGATCACGTTTGAATCGTTCGCGATGAACCATTCCAACGCGAACTACTCATCTGTGCGCATGGCCATGTCGTCGATCTGGCCGATAGTTACAAGACGGCGAGAGCGCATCGCAGCGCCGTTCTGCCAAGCGGTCTATGAGGCTTGGCTCGATGAGCAGATCGGCAGCGGCAGGATCCCGTTCAAGGGTGGCTACACAGCATTTGCGTCCAACCGGCAGCTAGTTTGTAACGCAGAATGGCCTGGACCAGCTCAGCCAGTCGCTGACGACTATAAGGCTACAATGGCGGCAGCCAAACGCCTCGAACTTGGCCTGTCTTCGATGGAAGATGAATCGGTACTGCTTGGACGTGATGCCTCCGCTACTCGGCAGAAGATTGAGGCCGAAATCATCGATATGCAGAAACGCAACATTCCCATTCCGTTCGGCCGATCAGTCGGCGGCGGCGGCCCGCTGGGGGCAGCGATGCCAAACAGCGGTAAGACGGCTGGTGGCGAAGATGTTGTCGATGAAAGCGAGGCGGCATGAGCGTTGATCATTGCGCAGAGGCCGAACGATTGCGCGCTCTACACATGGCCATTGCTTCCGGGGATAGCGTCCAACGCGCCCGCTTTGGAGAAGATGAGGTGAGCTACTACAAGGCCGACATGGCTGAGTTGAAGCGCCTTATCGCATACCACGAAGGCAAGTGCTCCGGCCGAAGGACGCGATACGCAGTCAGCGGCAAATTCCGTAGAGCTTACTGACAGGAAGAAAAATGGCAGTGTTTGTCAACGGCCAGGAGCTCACGCTCTCTGGCACGGTCGGCGCTGACTGGTTTGATGATGGATTCACGCACGCTCAGGTCGTGACTGCCCTTGCTCCTCTCGAAGGAGACATCACCGTTCGGCTAAATAGTGGAGGCGGTTACGCCTCCGAGGGCGCGGCGATCCATGCCACCCTGAAGTCATACCCGGGTAATGTCGATCTCATCATTGAGGGAATCGCAGCAAGCGCGGCAAGCCTGATTGCGATGGCCGGCGATACCATCAGCATGTCTGACGGGGCGGTCATGATGATCCATGACCCGATGAATATCACCATCGGCAACAGTGCGGATCACGCGAAGACTATCGAAGAGCTTGAAGCCTATGCGACCGCATATGCGCGGGTCTACTCGGCGCGTAGCGGCAAGACCGTGAACGAATGTCGCGAGATCATGAAGGCTGAAACCTGGTTTACGGGCGAGGAGGCTGTTCAGGCCGGTTTTGCTGACGGCACAGGCGACGCCGAGGCTCGGACGGCTGCAGCTTATGACTATCGCGTCTATGCGCGGGCTCCCAAACGACTCGTCGCGCAGGCGAGGGCCAAAGGCTGGTCAATCGCCAAGCACGTCAAGAACGATGCGGCGGAAGTCTCCGCGGCTAAAACCACCACAACTAAGGAGACTTCACCGATGGCGAAGACACTCGAAGAATTGCAGGCGGAGCTTGCGAAGGCAACCGCTGACCTTGATGCGGCAAAGAACGCAGCAACCGACGCGGTGAAAGCTGACCGCGAACGCCGTGCAGCGATTATGTCTCTGGACGAAACGAAGGGCAGGGAAGCGCTTGCTGATGCGCTCTATCTGGACGGCGCATCTCCTGAGCGTGCGAAGGCACTGCTTTCCGTTGCGCCTGTGGCATCCGCACCCTCTGCCTCGGCTTCTGCTGACGAAGGTTTTGAAGCAGCAAAACTCAGCGGCACTGACCTGGGTGGAGCAAACCCCGGCGCGGAGGCCAACCATGGATGGGGCAAAGTCACCGCTCGTTACAACAAGTTGAAGAAGTAAGGACCGCCGAACATGACGACTTTTACTGAAGGCCGCCACGCTGGCGAGTTCATTCATTCGGAAGCGGAAGCAGGCCGCAGCCGCGACAACGTGACCATCCCTGCCGGTACTGGGGTAGTCGAACCAGGAACTGTTCTTGGCAAGGTAACCGCTAGCGGCAAGTTTGTGCCGTCGACGGCAACGTCTGTTACAGAGACTGCGGGTGCACAGACGGCCTTGGCCGTGTCGATCAACCGTGTTGACGCGACCTCGGCAGACGTGAAGGCGGCAGTAATCAGTCGCGCCGCTCAGGTCAAAGGCTTTGCATTGAAATACGATCCGTCGGTGAACGACCCGGCGAAGGTCGCCGCAAAGGTGGCGCAGCTTGTCGCTGCGGGCATCATCGTCCGCTGAGGACGCTCCCTCCCTGTCCCAACATTACGGCCGCTTTCGCGGCCATTTCTTTAGGAGCATCCAATGCTTGATATTTTCAAAGACGATGCCTTCGGCGTCGTGGCGCTGACTGACGCCATCAATGATCTCGAATACCGACCAAGCCGCATCGACGCGCTCGGACTGTTCGAGGAAAAATCGGTCTCGACCACTTCTGTTGCGATTGAACGCGTTGGCGACGCCATCAAGCTCGTTCCTCCGGCTCCGCGCGGCGGTAAGGGTGACGTGAAGGACAAGCCGAAGCGTTCGCTTAAGAACCTGACTGTACCGCACTTCCCACGTGAGTGGTCTGTGTTGGCTGATGAAGTTCAGGGCGTTCGCAAGTTCGGGTCAGAATCCGAACTGCAGACGGTTCAGGCGCTTGTTCTCGACAAGATCGCCGACAACATGGCTGATCTGGATGTCACGAACGAATACAGCCGCTTGGGTGCCATCCAAGGCGTTGTCACCTACGCAGATGACACGTCGCTTGACCTGTTTGCTGAGTTCGGCGTAGCGCAGGCCGCGGAGGTCGATTTCGATCTGGACAATGTCAACGCCGTAGACGGTGCTCTCCGCAAGGCCTGCGCCAGCATTGTTCGTAAGACCCGCGCAGCCATGGCCGGTACGCCGTTCGCGTATGTGCACGCTTTCGTTGGCGACACGTTCTTCGATCAGCTGATTTCCAACAAGGAAGTCCGTGAGACCTACAAGGGTTGGTCAGAGGCTGCCATCCTCCGCGATAGCTACGTCGGTGCCAGCCGTGCCGACAATCCGATCTTCACGTTCGGCGGCATCGTGTTCGAGAACTACGGCGCGGCTAGCGAGACTGGTGACGGCGCCAAGATCGGCATCGACACGCTGAAAGCGAAGTTCTTCCCGGTCGGTGCTCGTGGTCTCTTCAAGACCTACTATGCCCCGGCTCCGTACATGGAAACCGTCAACACACTCGGCAAGAAATACTATGCCAAGCAGGAGTTGATGGGCTTCGACAAGGGCGTGGATGGCGAAACGCAGACCAATGCGCTGCATATCTGCACGCGTCCCGGGGCCTTGCTGCGCGCCAAGAACACCTAATTGATTGCGGGCGGATACCGCCGCATGGAGAAACTCATGCCAGTATCCGCCCGCTTTCACGACCTGCGAGACAAGGTGCTCGCAGGTGTCGATCGTGTGTTTGCCGAACCAATCCGCATTTCCTTCATGAAGAACGGATCCGCCGATCCTGCGCGTCCGCAGGTCGTTGTTGACGCGGTATTGCGTGTCGGCGAGGGCAAGAGCACCAACATCGGCATTGGGATGGGCGGCGGCTGGCGTACACGCATCGTTGCTGACAAAGCTCAACTTCATATCGACAGGGCCAGCTACAACGGACCTCAGCCGCGCCAAGGCGACAGGGTGCGCGCGATGTCCAGACACGGAGAGCCGCTTTTTGAGGTGGCTGATGTCGATGACCGCAGCCATACGAGGCTCGTCTTAAATTTGAACGAGGCGTGAAATGTCCCTGATCCGCATCGCGGCCCGGATTGCTGCCGTGCAGGCACTGAAGGGTCAGACACTCGTTGGCGACAACGTCCTCGATAGCCAGATCGGCGCGCTTGATGTCGCGGCCGACGGTTCGTTGAGATCTGATGAGGAAAAACCATTCATTTCGGTCTATACCGATTACGCGAAGACGGAGGAGAACGAGCTTCGCGCAGCCGTGCCTAATGGCATGACTGAGTTCTTGTTCGAGGCAGGCATCACTGCCGCCATGGCAATGACGGATCCCGATACCGACGAGAGCGTCATCTATCCTGGCATCCCCGGCACGGATGCGGCGTTCGAGTTTCACCTTGATATGGTGATGCGGCAGATCGGCGATGTCCTGACAGATCCGCAAAACGAATGGGCAGAGATCTTCCGCAGTTTTCACCGTGGGAACATGAAGATCGAGCGCGCTCGTGCAAGCCAGGACAACAGTGGCGTTCGACTGGCTGCCCAACAGATGCGGGTGACGGTCGAACTAATGGCCGATCCCCCGGCGAAGCAAGCCTTGCCGCAGCATCACAAGTTGGCTCGCTTTTTCACCAAGGCTGCGGAGCTTCCTGAGTTGGCGCCGCGGATCACGCTGAT